GACATACCAATTCTTTCGTAAGCCTCTTCTATAATTTTATCTATATAAAAGGTCTTTTCAAAAGTTGTAGTTCCAGAAGTAGTGTTAGCCATTTAGCTTCTCCTACGCTGTTAATCCAGGTCCAGAATATTTATCTGTTAGTAATGTAACTGCAGCAACATTTGTTAACGTTGAAACATAAATTCCTTTTGGAAAAGGAATTCCGTCTTCCGGAAAATTTAAATTAATAACATCACCACTTGGAACATCTGCTGTAAACAAATTTGCCCCTGCTTGACTTGTAGTTGTTAATTTTACAATTCCAACTCCTGAACTATTTGATGCAATAATAATTCCTCTCAATCTTACTGGAGGTGCTACTACTGCAGTAGAAGTACTTGCTGTAAATCTAGTTGCTTGTATATCGCCTTTAAAACCCATTTTTTTCTCCTTGTATTAAGAGCTCCCGAAGGAGCTCTTAAAAATTAATTATTATCCACCAACAACGTTAGTACCTGGAGAGTTTAATTGTTTCCAAGTTGTTCCGTTTGAAAATGCATAACCAGATACGTTAGATGCTGTAAGATTATTTACAAACACCATTGCAGCTTTGTTTTCAGTTGCAAGTAATTTAGTTCCTGCTTCTGGTCCAGATGCAATTGTAAGTGTTGTAACATTCGTTACTGAAAAAGCTATGCTTCCACCTTGTTCTGTATCATTTTCCCTTGTCGCTTGAGCGTTAGGATTTGGTCCACCGATTAATCCACCGATTGATACCACTGGTCCTGTAAAGGTTGTATTTGCCATAAGTATGTTCTCCTAGTTATTCCAATATCGTCTCTAGGCCGTCGACTATACGCGTCGATAATGGAAAGTTAATGTATAGTAACTTAAATATAACTTAATTTATTGAATAGCGCAAGGGATACCTGCATCGAAAAACTACTTTTCGGATATAAATAGCTAGTTTTTAGCTAGCTACAGAAAACTCAGGAGCAGCCATTTCTACTTTAATCTGTCTTGTAGCTATTTCAGCTTCAGACATTTTAATTTGGTTAATGATTTCACGAATCTTTTCGTCAATCCTAACCATATCAAGAGTATATCTTCCCTCTTGAACGTAGTGTTGCTCCCAATCAAGTTCTAATGCTCTCTTCTTTGTGTAAAGAGCTTGAACTGATATCATCTACAACCTCCTCATAGGTTATCCAGCATTTAGATGTTGAAAACATCCTTTTGCTGTCTTTAAGTAATATACCTTTTTTTCCTATTTTGTCAAGGATAGCTCTCTCTATACTTTCTGCACTATCTTCAGCTTCAATGTTAAAATCAGCCATGTGACCATAAGCTCTAATTTTTACTTGAAACATTTTTGTCATAATTCGTTCTTTCTAACACATTAATGGGGTGAGATATACCCACCCCATTAAATAAAAAATGCTTATATATTAAGCACCTGGTGAGCCAAACAAACCTCTAGGGTCAGACCAGCCGAAGCTGTATCTTTCTCTAGCTTTGTATCTAACGTTACCTGTATCAAAATCACCTTCCATAGACGTTTTGATAGCTGCTCTTACGAACATCTTCATTCCGTTTGGAACATCAGTTTTGATAAAGAATGCATCAGAGTCTGTTAGGAAGTTGTTAACCACATAACCTTGTGGAATCATTCCTAAAGATTTGATTGCATTGATATCGTTATTAGCAGTACCAGTTCTACCAGCAGATGCCATTAATCTCTCAGCTGTGAATTGTAATTCACTTGGGATAATTAATTTAACACCTCTTGCAGCAATCTTTAAACCACGTTCATCAGTGAATGCATTGATATCAATCAATGATTGTTCTAATGAAGTTTCGTTTAAGTCAGCAGCAGTTGCTAATTCATTTCTAAATGAACCAGCAATAGTAGGGTGAGCTTGGTCTAATAAAGGTTGACCATCTCCACCTGGGAACGAGCTTGAAAACGCATTGTTTAATACGTTTGCAGCTGTTACTTGCTTAGTGTTTGCCATAGATCTTGCTAAAGCTTTTGTATATCTAGACGCTAGTCTGTCATACAAGTTATCTTCAATCGCTTCTTCAGTGATTGAGAAAGCAAGAGCTATAGTGTTATGCGTATATCTAGCAGTGAAAGTTTCTTGAGCATTGTCAAATGTAACGCCAGAACCTTCTGGTTTAATTTGAGCATTTGCGAAACCTGATAACATAACTTCTTCTTCAAAAGCTCTGTCAGAAGTTTCAGTATCAAATATTTCAAGATGCTGATTTTCATAACGTTTGTACTCCAGGCCGAATAAAGCATTCAATCCTGGTTCTAGTTCTTTAACTAGTTGTCCTCTTGATATAGCCATATTCTTATACTCCTGTTGTTCTGTTAGTTAATAGATGGTTAGCAATTCTAACTACCCAAACAACGTGTGATTGAGTTATAGCATTGTCACCACTATCTTTTGTAGCACCTAAGATCTGTAACTGATTAGTTGTTGTGCTTAAAGTAGCATCATTTAATCTAGTTCTAGATACATAGTTTGCCGAGTCTCCAGCCAAATAAGTGATGTTCGCTAAATTGAAAACATCTGTTTGAGCCGAAGCTGCTGTATTATTAGATCTGATCTCAAATCTTTCATAAGGATCGTCACTTACGAATGCAACAATATCACTTGCCGCAACCGAAGGTACATAATTCCTCCATGTTGGTTTTTGAGTCGTTGGATCAGTGTAGAAAGATCCGTTAAGTGAACCTAATAGTGTATTTCCAGCTGCTGCAACTGCTATAGTTCCAGAGTCCACTGCTCTCACAGCGTCATTGAAATATATAATAGTTGGGCTAGTTGCCACACTATATTCACTTAAACCTTGGTTATCTCTATTCTGACCAACTTTACCAATTGGTCGTAGGCCGAAACCTACTGAGCTTCTATTAGCCATAGTTTTTTCCTTGTTTAAGTTTATTTAACTCGTTGGTATTACCAAAAAATTACTTTTTGTTCGTACCACCGAAAGTTACACGAGTCTGCCTCTCACTATTGATTGGCATACTTTTGTGTTGATCCTTATACAAATCGTTTTCAATTGCTTCTTCGCGTGCTTCTATTTGTTTTCTAAAGTAAGCTTCGCGAGATTTTGCGATTTCTTCGGGTATCCTTGCCAACACAAGGCCACCAACTCCGATCACACCTGCGTACTTGCCGTCTTTAACAACTGGAAATTGTGATTCAGGATATTCGTCAGCTCTCACTAACTCCCAACCTGATCTCATTTTACCTGACATGTTTTTAGTGTCGTCAAACCCTAAAACTTCAGTTCTTATCCAACGATGTCTAAAGCCTGCTGGCGCTGGCGGTGCATCTAAAGATGATGGTGGAGTCCAAGTTGTAGGTCTCTTTTCAGCAGTCCTAGTTTGGCTCGCACGTGGGGTCTTAATTTTTTCGTTTGTCATATGCCTATACCTCCTTCGTGATGTTTAATTGTTTCGCATATTCTTCCAATGGCACTCCTAATTTTTTAGCGATAGCAACTTGAGAAGGCGTGAGTCTCACAGTTTTGCGACCAGATTTTGTACTTCGCTTCGCTGAAGCTACTGTTTGTACTGGTTTGGTCGATTCCGTTGTTGCAATCTTATCAAATTTATGAGGAAGTTCAAGTCTTATTCTTTTATCAATTTCCGCATAATATTCGTCACTTGAAGCATCATATCCTTCTTCATCTACAAGCTTTTTATGTATATCAAACGCTGTATAAGTCATAACAGCATCTTGACCAAACCACTTGTTTTTAGATCCCCAATTTTCCGCTTTGGAATCAGGTCTAAAAGTTTGTTCATTTGATCTGCCAAGATTAATTTCAGGTCTTGGTGTTTGATATTTTGGTGTAGCATCTAATTGAGATTTAACATCCATTAGTCTTGCTTCTTCATAACCAAGTCTTGCAATTTCTCTTTGTGCATCTACTTCAGCATTTAGATCTTGTGCTTCTCTTGAAGCTGCAAGTCTAGCGTGTGCTGCCTGTAGCCCAGACATGATTCTTGCTTCTCTATCTTTAACACTAACATCTTCTAATACAGAGTATTTTTTTAGAGTTACATCTTTTTCATATTTTAATACTTCTGCATATCGAAGTGCTTCTTCTTTTTGACGTTCTGCTTCTCTCATTTTTTTAGTAAGTTTAGCAATTCGTCTTTGTACACTTTCACTATAATCTTCTAATTCGTCTTTCTTAACGTCTTCCCTGTCACCTGTCTCCTGTTTCTTGTCGCTGGCTTCTTGCTTCAGGTCACTGGCCTTAGGTTCTTCTTTTACTTCTCTAACAGTTTCTTCTTTTACTTCAAACTCAGGTTCTGGTTTTGTTGTATCTTCTAATTCAACATCCACTTCTGGACCTGAAGTATCTATATCCACTGTCTTTGCGTTTTTGTCTTCTGGCATAGTTTTCTCCTATGGTTTATATATAGTGAAGTACATCTTCGGGATTTTTAATTGTCCCTAAAACTTCATCGTCATTTAATAGACGAACTTCACCGCCTTCGATTGGTAAACGTGATCCCGCGTAGCGCGCGAAAATCACCCAATCTTTTTCCTTGCACCAAGGGCCTGTTGGATATTTTTCTTTATCCAAATAAGCTAATGGTCCAATCTTTAAAACATAACCGCAATTAGTTGCGATTCTTGC